GAAATTTCCATATTTGTAAATATTGAATTAGTTATTAATTAAACATCGATCACAGCAATTGAAGCATTTGTGACTGGTGGATATTCAAGTATGCTTCGAGGTGTCCCTTCTAAAACTTCGAAGTTCATTTGTTGAGTCGATCCCATATCAAAAACTAAGGCTTGGTTGGGTCCAATCGTTCTACCATTGACTGTTATGATAGGTATCAAATATGAAACGACATTAGAAACAATGCGAGCAGCGGTTGCAATGATATCTGCACCGTATTTGATGGCGAAAAGTATGGAAATTAGGTCAATACGTTCTTGTTGTTCTGTTAAAGCATATTGAAGTGCTCTCTCATTATAACAAGCTGACAATTGATCCATAGAAGCGGTGCGACAGTTCATAAAGTTATCATTTTGAACTTGCAACTGCATTGACGCATATGAACACGTACTTGTTAACAAAACATGCGTGGTTCCAACTGGTAAAGAATCGCCAATAAGTTTTGAATATGCACTGCTACAATTTGTCTTTGTTATAGCTGTAGTTAATGCTGGTAATCTAAAGGGAATAGTGAAGAACACAGTCCATTCAATTGGTACAGTGGATGTTGGTGTAAATCCGCTAGCAACTGATGCCGAATAAAAATATGATGTATTACCATTATTCAGCTGCGTAACCACAACAGTGCCAGTGCTACAGATTGACGTATCACTAGCTGGGAAATTTAATAATAATTTCTCGGTGACATAACTGCCAGGTGGACAAACTTGGACATTGGAAACATACAACAATCTTACAAAAACGCCACCAGAGTTGAGACCATCAATGCAATAAGTATTATCATCAGTAAGAGCGTTTGCATTTATGTTAGTATAAAGTGTTGGAACTAAAAGTGGTGTGAACGTGTTGTTATAATAATTCATACCAGAACAAGGAAAGTTGTATGTTGCAAGTGTTGCTGCTGGCACAAAATCTTTAGTTAAATTCAAAGATGAAACTGATTGTTGGTTCACAAAACATGCTGGTGTTTGCAATGTATATTTGCTAAGATAATCATTATATTTAGAAACTGGCAAAAATACGAGCGTCTTCATTTTGAGCGAAAGCGTTTGACTGATCGGTATAATACCTGCTAATGTTTGATTTGCAGAATTAGCGACGGTTGGAGATATTGAGTTCAAAATGCTCAATTTCGCATCTTTACGAGTAATTGGATTTTGGAAAGAAGGTGCAACAAGGAATCTGAAATCAAGCGGCTGCAGTTCACCATAAGATGAAGATATGGTTATAGTAAACGGTATAGAGACAGCACTCGTACCAGTAGGTTGTGAAGCAATTAAAGGTTGGAATAATTTAACAAGGAAAAGACCAGTTGGTTCAGTCATTTCATGCCACATTTTCCCCGATATGAAAGGTATGTCGAAAGAAAGTTCTGCTTCATTGTCAGGATTCATAACTGCATGAAATTGGGCTCCATACATATCAGGAATCGAAACGGAATCAGCATCGTTTTCAAAAATACCAGGTATAAATGCAACAATCACTTTAGTTTGTACGAAAACCGGTTTAGTAAATATCATGCGGACTTTCATACATCCATTCCATTGACGAAAATTAGTCGCGAAATTGGCTATTCTGGACACAGAGGTTGATTTTAATTGGGAAGGGCTAACACTAGTTGCGTAAATGGTGGTGCCTACAACAGTTGAAGTATTTATTGTACCATCGAACAAAATGGTTGGATATTTAAGAAATGTATTAATTAATGAGCTATTGAAAGTAGAAATTTTTGCATTTAAGTTAACGTTTTGTGGTACACCTTTATTACCAACTGCAGAAACGTTTTCAACAGTTAGTTCACCACCACTCATCATTGAAGAGGAACCAGATTCCATTTAGAAATATAAGATAGGAGTATTATAAGTAAAATTAAAATTACGTTTAAGGAAATTTTGAATACTAATAGAATTATAAAAGTTGAAAAGCCCGTTTCTTTAAAAAAATACATGTTTAATTTCATTGCAATATGTGATTGGTTTGGGTAATTTTACTGAATCAAGTTTGAAATCAACTAAGTCCTTGTAATTTATTTGTTGATAATTGAATAAATAATTTTCTATAAGTTCGATATCGCCTTCCGTTATATAATCGAACTCTTTTGCGTTTTTCCTCGTTTTAATGATGTCATTATAGTAGTAAGCCAGATAGGTTCGACCCGCTCGTTGTAATGTGACGTCGTTTATTGAGCTCAATGAGTCATAAACTGCTAGTTTAAATTCTTCAAATTCTTCTTCACTCTGGTGTACCTTGCTTAGAACTTTGAAGAGTAATCTTATGACGTCACGGTAGAATCCAAACTCAGTTACGATGTATCCAGTGAATTCACAAACATCACGTTTATAGCTCTTTGCAGTCATGCCAAATTTGGATAATAAAAGTTGACCATCATTACTCAAATCGACCCGCTTTGCCATAAAATGTGAATCGTCACCTTTGACAATGCCACCGACAAAGTTGTCAAAATCATATATAGCACCGCAAACTGCCGCATTTAGTATTGTATTAAAGCATATTGTGAATGGTTCGCCACTATGTTTCTTATATTTGCCATACATCTTAACGAACCCAGGATAATTCGCGCACCATTCCGACCGATGTTCTTTATAAAGCACCACGAATTCTTCACTAAGTTGCATAGCTCTCAAGAAACCACACTCAAACTCGATGGTGACTGCATTCTGTGAAGTATCATACTCTGTGAAATCATTTTCGACTTGCTCTGGTTTCTTACCATGTTGCACAAGATAATCATTCAAAAATTTGCAATATTGATCACCAACATCTTTATCGGATAAACCATCAGTACAAAACATACCGACTTTGAGAAATGTTGAAAATTTTTTGAATAAACACCTTGAATAACACGCAAAAATTACATTCATACACTTTGTCCATGCATTCACACCTTGACCGAGTTTTTCTTTTATCATAGCACCTTCAGACGCATCAAACTTGGTTTGTTTCTTCATAAAATATTTGATAAATTTCATGCCATTATTACCTAAAAATTCTGTAAAATCCAAGTCGAGTTCACCTGCCGATAAGCTCTTTTTGTTCAGTGCTTCCAAATAATCTTTCAGATGTATATTCGCTTCTTCAGGGTCCATAACAAAGTGATCTTGAAATTGTTTAGAACCATAATCAGCTAACATGAATTTACTTATGCCTTTACGTAACAAACCGACTGCTTCTTCTTTCTCGATGGTATCAAATATTTTCGAACTAAGCGCGTAGCGGCCAATTAATGTTTGTGCGGCTGCCAACGGATCTTTCGAATCATATCTACGACATGTATTATAAGGCACCAGTGCTTTACCAACAACCGGGAATTCAGTCTTGGCAAACACATTCATGTTGACTTTGGCAATACCTTGATATACGACAGGCAAACTGTTGAAGCCAATGGATGCAAAATTTTGTTCAGGTCCGTAAAGGTAGACAAGTTTATCGCAAATACCGATCACATCCTGCACAGGTATTTTATTAATATTATAAAATGGTTTAACACAAAATTTTTTAATGTTATATTCGTCACTTTTGTAATAATCATTGTCAAACAACGGTTTGTTGATTTTTTCCGCTATAATCTCGATATTACTATTATAATAGTTAAGTATGGACGTTTTAAGATTCGAGGCGCCATAAGTAATAAGTGTATTGTTATGTCTCGTCATTGCAACACGCACATATTCGTCTCTGCTCAACAAGATCTTATCAGCTTCTTCTATAATCCATACGACATGTTGTGCTGTTTGTCCTTGTCTTTCGTGAATCGTATTGATATAATGTTGAGGAAATGCAATAACATAACGATCCTTAGTGGTTTGTAAAGCTACCATAACTTGTATGTATTTAAAGAAACGTAGCAAAGGTAAAAGTGCCTTCGTCTCAAAAACGCTTCTCACGTAACCATTCGTTGTTTTCATCTCATATGAATAGCCTCTGAGGATGTTGCAAACGTCTTGTGGGCATCTATTTGTAACATTATTAATATGTTTCATTGATGTTAACATATCATC